GTGGTTACATAACATAATACCTCCCTGCACGGTTCCCCATTGCACCTGCCTTGTATACAATATACATGACCACGCCTGCACAACAAAAGACCTCCCACGTGGGGAGGCCTCTTGCATAGTATGTAGCACAGATCAGGAGGATCAATTATAAGGGTAACCAACCATGGTCACATGGCCCACCAGGTGAGTGCTGGCAGGCAGTGCCACATTAGGAGCCACAAAATAGCTCCGTGTGGAGGTTTCAAAGCTCAGCCGGGCCAGATATCTCTCGGACAAATTAACCGGGTTGAAAAGCTCAAAATAAGTGCCTCTCCCGTAAGTGTCCACCGGGATGGTCACAATATGCTCATTGTCCGGCACTCCGGAGGCTCCGGTCATGATGTCCAGGGAAACATCCAGCACGTTGTTGGTCATGATCACATGGCACTGGTTGAAGCTGTTGTTCTGCACTGTGCATAATGAGAGATCTTTATCCTCCAGTATCACATTGTAATAATTGGAAGGATATAAATATCTCCAGCTCCTCCATGTCGGATTTGCCGTGGTGTCCCGCCACCTCATGGCAATTGCCTGTCCAGCAGTGCCGGTGGTGTAGGCGATCTGCAGCAGAGCGTTGGATGGCGTTGCCTGGATCACATAGAGCTTGAACCCGCTGCCTGTGAACGGCGCGTTCACGAGTTCCGCGCTTTGCGGCGCGTTCTGGGAAGAATACTCACCAGGATAGAGGAGGGTATCCATATCAACGCGTCCCTGGAGCATCCTGCCATATGTGAGGGTCTGCATGGTGTACATGAGATTCAGGTTGCCAGCCGTCCCAGGATCCATGATGAGGCCACCGGCCCCGGAGATCACCGTCACGGTCCCGGCCTCAGCGGTCACCACCACCTGCTCACATCCTGCCAGCAGTTTGGAGATGTCCGTCTTACCGAACCACTGCCGCGTCTGGTATGTTGCACCGGTAGGGATGACCGCAATCTCCGGAGTTACATTAGCAACGTACTCCTCATTCACCGGACGGTTGACTCCGTGATGTTCCACCACGAAGAGATCTGCGCTCTGTACGGCTCCGATCACATGAGCCTCAGCCGGTTCCTGGATGTCTCCTGTGTAAACGGCTTTGTGCTGCATATGGAAGATCTCGGTTACCATGCTGAAGTTGTTGTAGGTGGTCCCGCCGCCGTCCGCGCCGGTGCTGGTCTGAGTATAACCGTAGTAGTCCTCAAAATAGGCCGGGTCCAGGTTGTTGAAGCGGAGCTTTGTATTAGGATCCAGCGTGACCGTGTCACCCTCGGAAGGATGCACAATGCGGATGTTCTTGAGGTTCAGGTATTCGGTCACCAGCTGCTCCGCGTCCCGGATCGCGGTATAATCTCCGGTGCACCGGCTCCAGTCGATCTGGCCATGTGGCAGGTACGCCACTGCTCCGGTGGTGCTGAAGGCATTTACAATGGCCTTCATGCCCTTAATGGTGGTCGGATCCTCATCATGCTCCTTCACTCCTCCCACATGATCATTATGATAATGGGAGAGGATGATCCCCGCGATCCTGGTCACTCCGGCACCCTGCATGGCGTTGATGATGGTCTGAGGATCCCTGTAACCGAAGTCAAAGATATACGCGGCATTTCCCAGGACCAGTATCATGCTCTCACCCACCGGAGCATCCGTGTTGCCGTTCTCCGGGAAGATAAACTGCGCCTTCTGCTCCAGAAGAGAGAGCTGGTTATATATCCGGTCCAGTACATCCTCGCTGATGATCTCCTCCAGGGTGCCGTCTTCTAGCCACTGGGTGAGCTTCTCAATGATGTATTCGCGGATGTTCGTATCATCGATCTTCTTCAGGACCTCGATCATCCAATCAAGGTTCAACCTGTGTAAATCGGTGTACGGTCCATGATTAAAAATATCGATCATGCTATCCCGCCTCCTTCCTCCAGTTCTTTGACCCGCTCCTCCAGTTCCTGGATCCTCTTATCCTGCTCCCGCAGGACCTCCAGGATCCAGTCCAGGTTCATGCGGTGAAGATCTGTATAGGGTCCGTGATTAAAGATGTCGATCATAGCAGGCCTCCTTAATTGGATTTCGTTAATTTGATTTCTAATGTAGCATTAATAGCATTTTCAGACTCAGGATCAGCCATATTGGATACACCCATATAGGATACAAACGCATTAGTTCCCGGACCTGCGAGAGAATTTATTTGGAAATTCATAGATTGTCCTTTATCTCCAATGACATAGTCCCCGCTGGAAGGATCCTCATAAAATGGGTAACCGTTGCTATCTGGCGTTAATTCAATATTGAATGGCGTGTTTGGTTCTATATCACAAACGCCTTCTTCAGTTTTGCTCTCCCCGTATTCTATCGGCATTTTTCCTGTCAGGCCATCGTTGAAACTAACATTTCCAACCAGTGTAATATCTGGTGTTAATACCACCGACAAAATGCCGCCTCCAGTCACCGGCCCCGGTCCCGGCCCCAGCTGCGCTTCAAGTGCGGCGATCCTTGCCTCATAAGTACTGATGTTCATATCTCTTACCTCCTTTAATATACCAGTAAGCAAAACTCAGTTTTAAAATCTTTGCAGATGATATCCGTGATATTGATCCTGGCCACCTGGACCTCCGCCTCCAGCATCTGCTGGGAGGTGGTCACGCCAATGTTACCATACATCCGCGCTTTATGCTCCCGCTCCAAAGCGGCCTCCGAGGATCCTCTGGAGTTCGCCTGATCCGTCTGCCGAAGCTGGTTGGAGTCGTAAGAAGTCCGGAGGTTGTCCACCGTGCCGGTGTCGCTGCCGTTGCTCTTCTCATTCTCACTCCAGATTTCCGTCCTATCATAATTATAAAGCGGATCATACTTGATGGAAAGAGCTTTCAGCGCCCTGTTCCAGGATGGGAGCATTTTAGCGGACCAGTAGCCAATTGCCTTCTTCATGGTGTCGAAGTCCGGGTAGATCACCTCCAGGCCATAACAGGCCATGAGGAGGTTACCGATCACAGTATCCCGCCCCAGGTCCTCCGGGAGCCTCAGCTCGTCAAAGAGCGTGTTATCGTAATTATACATCCCGCTCAGTGTCAGATTCGCCTGATGCATCTTCCTGTCCTCCTTCCTGTTTAAATCTGAAATCAACACCAATATTGGTTCCGAACATCGCGTTCACTCTCCGGCAGCAGTCCTGCATGGTCTCAAGCCAGCGTGTGGCCTTCGCGAAGGTCTGCGTGTTGTTCATGTTGATCTCGTCAACGGTGGTCCGCTCCTTCTTCCGGATGCTCACGTTAGGGATACCAATATCCGAACAGAAATCATCCATGATGGAGTCGAGCGTATCCAGCAGGTCCAGCCCTAAAAAGTTCTGCTTCAGGTTCTGGCAGAACAGCTCCCAGGACGGCGAACCATCATCACTGTACAGTTCTTTATCCAGGACGGCTGCAGGCTGCCCAGACGCGATGGTATCATACATCTTCTTCAGCGCTTCAGCGCCGCTCTTATTCCCCGCCGCGAAGACGTAAGCAAACTTGGTATTCACCAGGTTGCTGGCAAGGTCCTCAGCCGCTAAAGCCATCAAATTGGCATAATAGCTGATCAGAGGCGCAATGCCGCTGTAATCGTCCTGGAAACGGATGATCTCCGCGTCAACGCCCAGGTCATAGGTGGCCTTGTCGATGTTGTGGTTCGCAATGGTGATCTGATTCGGCAGGAAGAAAACATTCTGCCCAAAGAGAGAGCACTGCTGCGGGATGACTCCATACTTAGGAGTATCGATCACGCCGATAACACCGTTAAGGTATAAAACCCAGGTAAAGTAATTCTCCGGCCAGGTCTCCGGGAGATTCTCCCACTTATAGACAGATTTAAACTCCTCAAAGAGCTTCTTGCTGAAAAAGGCAGTGAGTCCGGTGTTAGCACATCGGATCCCTGACGGGGAGTGATGGTAGGCCTGGATATTCATCTGCTCCCAGGAAAATGGTACATTTCCCATTTAGATCAAACCTCCTTTTTTACGTTTCTTCTTCCTGAGCATGGATGCCAGCAGGATGATCAGGTCATAGGATCCGCCCGGAGTGACCGAAATCGGAAGGATGATAAATCCCTTAAAAGTGATCAGTCCTGAAGGCGGATACCAGTTTTCTGCCCTGGTGACGGTCTTGGTCTCAAAATACGTGCGGCCATAATGTGACTGACTCAGGGTGATGGTATTGGCATCCTGGATCTCCTCCACTACGGCCACGTGGCCCGGAACAATACTATCTACTGTATCATATACCGCGACAGCTCCCAAAGCCGGTTCCTGGGAGACCGTCCATAATGTATCGGTGTTCCAGGTGTAAGCATTGCCGAAGTTCGGCACGAGATTATTATATACCTCCTGGTATGCATTTGGATAACCGGCATCCGTAAGGATCTCCAGAACGCGGCCCCAGGCGTAGCAGGTGCAGTTAGGAAGACCATAATCATGCGGCGGAAGAGGAGCCGGAGGAATGGCCTGCCAGTAAGGATTATCCGCGTACCAGTAAGGATTATTCATCATCCCGGCATCAGTTAACCGGGGAGTGAAATTATACGTTGGCATCTCATCACCTACTCATAATAGAATCCTGACTCCATGAAAGCATTGATCTCATCCCGCTCCTGAGCGGTCATGCCGGAGCTAAGAGGGACGGTGCCATTGAACATCTGCATATATCCTCCCAGGGTGGACGGCGTGACAACCTCCAATAGTGGCCTGCCCTGGTTCGCGTCGTCACCGGCTGCAATAGTATAAAAGGTAGAATGCAGCCGGATCAGACCGGAGAGAGCTGCCCTGGCACCATTGCTGCCGGTGCTGGAAAGAGTCGGAGTGATCGCGTCAGAGAGGGATCCGACAGCGGAGGCAGCGGATACAGCAGCCCCTACACCGCCTCCCGCCGTAGCCATAACACCGCTAACGATGTTTGCCCCGGTATCAATGATGGCGGAAAGATTCGCGCTCTCCTGAGAGAGCTGCACCGGGACTCCCACCTGAGCGGTGACCCTGGTTAAAAATCTCTCCGTGTTATCCAGGAAGACGGTGAAGACCTCCATGATGCCCATTCCTGTCACCAGGTCTATTTTGATGGAGATCCTCAGATGATCCGCGTCCTGGATCAGGGATCCATCCAGCGGGATCACGCCAAAAGGGTTCACCTGCAGCTCGAACCTGCTATAAGGTGCGTTCTGCACAAATACGCCCTTGCTCGCCATCTGCGGATGATGCGGAAGGTTTATGGTGATATCCGGCATGGTGTGGGTCATTGTCTGATTGAGCAAGTTAGTATTGCTGACATCCCCACTCCACCAGCCATATGGGATCTTCTGGACCTGCGCTCCGAGCGGTGACGGCTGGAAAGGAATATATGTACAGGAGACGATATAATCCATTGGGTTGAAGATGGCCGCTCTTATTGCCGTATCCAGCGCGCCCCAGTTAAAAGTCCCATCATCCACCAGACGCTGATTGCCAAGAACATATTTCATAAAGTCCTTGAGCGCCCCAGGAGGCATACAGTAATAGGTGACGGATCCGGCCTGGGAAGTGTCCGCAGGTCCTATCACGCCCAGGATGAATCTCTCAGCCTGCCCCCATGGGGATGGAGCGGTGGTGTCTACAGTGGACGCGTGAAAGGTCGGATAGAGATTATCCATCACTCTTCCATCCCACCTGTTGGCCGCTCTCATGCAGAACATGGAAGTGCTGCCGATCACCTGCCGGAAGGATGCTAACACGTCACAGCTGCAGTCCGCCTCCCAGAACCCTGCGACATATGCCCAATTAGAAATGTAGTAATATCTGCCGAAATCCTCCGCGTAGAGCATATTATATTTGGTCAGATCACTCCGGAGGGTGCCGGAAAAACGGAAAGTCGGATTGATGATGGAACAGTCATGTTTGATCTCTCCGCTCACCCTGGATCCTCCGGACGGTCTCGCGGTGGATTTTGGTTTTTTATTGGCTTTGTAAAGTAAGATATCCATAACCAAAACTCCTAATAAATGAGGCGAGGCGAAGCGCCCCGCCTCCACAGGTGGATCATCCCGGCCCGGCGGGAGAAAGGGAAGACAAAGCCCCGCCGGTGGAAGGATTATGCGATAGTGAATACTACAGCATTCTCGCTGAAGTCGTTGTAATAGCGATCCGTAAAGTGCCAGTAGAGATTGCTGTATCCGCCGCGAGGATTCCAGATGGAATCACTCCACTGGTTGACCGTGGTCACGCCTGCAGCCTCACGATCCATCAGGACAGCGAAGACATACGGAATGACCTGAGCCGCGCCGGTGGTGCTGGCACCCAGAGCGTTGACATAGGACGGAGTCACATTGACCTGTCCGCCGTCAGTGATGCCCTGCCAGAAGTTGACGCGCTCGGTGATATCGATCTTATTGCTGACCTCATCCGGATGGAAAACGCTGGACAGGACGGATGCCTCCACGTTATTGATCTCCGGGCTGTAGATAAACAGTCTCTGATCTCTCTTCGGAGTGTGGCGCGCGATCGTCTCACCGAAGTTGTAATGATAAAGCGCGCTTCTCTCCGTCATCTTGTCGGAGATGGTCTTGATGTAAGCGTACGCCCATTTGATGAACGGCTCAAAATTCGCCGGCTGCTTGACGGTCTCAGCGGTGAGGGAAGTGTCCGCATACTCATTATACTCCGCCAGCAGGTTGATAACATGGGTGCCGGTGGTGTCCACAGTGTCCTGATAGATCTTCTTCGCGCCGATCAGGTTCGCCAGGGTGAGTCTTGCCATATCTTCATGGGCCTGCTCGATCAGGTCGCTGGCGTTCTGCATCACCATGGAAACGAAGGATCCAAACTGATCCGGGCCGGTGAAGGCGGTGTCGAGCTGGTCTCTGAACAGAGTCATAGACTTCTGATAGACATTCTCCCCATAGAAGTTCGTCTGGATCACGGACGGCTTGTTGACCACGAACGGGTCGATGGCCTGGCCGTCAACCAGCTTCATGCGGTCGTCTTCCTCAAAAGGTTTATCCAGCGCGGTGATCTTTCTGACATGGTTCCCCCATCTCATGGAGTCCACATCCAGGCCACGGAATTTCCTATCATACGGCCTCACGCTGAAAATGGTTCTGCCCAGGACCTGGCTGATGGCGTTAAGCATATTATCATAGCCGGTCTTCAGGACAGTCTGACCAACACTCACAAAAGAGCTGGTGTCGGTAGCTACCGGAGCGCTCTGGCCCGTAGCCTGCTGCTGGATTTGGTTCAAAATAGTTGCGAGCTGATTAAAGCCCAGTTCATTTACTGCCATCTTTGTTACCTCCATTCATAGCATAGTTAAGGATATCTTCAATGGATTCATTCTTTGGCGGTTCGCCTCCGCCGGTGCGGATGTTCGCGGCCTGAACAGACTTCGTCAGCGCCTGCAGCGCTTCCAGGATCTCATCCGTCCTGTCCGCTGCCGGTTCTGCAGGTGCTGCCGGTTCCGCCGGTTCTTCATACGGCTCCATGGATTTGTGGAGGGTGACGATCTCCTCCGCCGTGAAGCCCGCTTCTTTGAGTTTCAATACGTCTTCGATGCTGATCATGCTTTTACTCCCTTCAGTTTGATCTTCTGACCCGGATAGATCAGATCCGGATTCTCCATTTTATTCTCTTTGGCTACCTTGCGCCAATCGAGGCCATATTTAGCGCAGATCCCGGAGAGCGTGTCCCCGGCTTTGACCGTATACGTGACGGTCTTTGTCTTCGGCTTTGCCGGTGCTGCAGCTGCAGCCTTCAGATGGTTAAGCCCTGCGCCCCGGATCACTGCAGGATAATCATAATATGCCATGTTGTGGTCCAGTTTGAAATCGGATCCGGCATCTGTATACTGCCACATTCCGCAGGAGATGGACGGCGCTTTTACTCTCCACTGAGCTAACCACAGGTCATACTTCTGGGTTATGCTTCCGTAAAGCCGGTCCAGGTCAGACAGATTCGCGTATATACTTACGTAGTAGCCCTCAGACTCAATAGCATTGAGGAAGGACCTGCACATGATAGTTAAATTGCTCTTCCCGGTGCTGCCTCCCTGCTGGTAACAGTAGCGGATGGAATCACCCTCAAAGTCCAGCGCAATAGGGTAATCAAAGGATCCTTCATATTTCTTCAGGACCTTCAAACAGGCTTTTGCGTTTGCCAGCGCGCTGAGCTGATCGGTGGCGTATAAAAACCAGTAACCTCCAATGTGGAGACCCGCGGCCCTCGCGCCCTTGATATGGGTATCCGCTTCCTCATCAACTCTGGTACCGAGTCCCAGGCGGATCATAAGGAAGTCATAACCAGCCTTCTTTATGGCTTTGTAGTCCAGTCCGGTATTCCAGGCGGATACATCTAATCCCTTCTTACTCATCTTTGGATCCTCCCAGCTTGATATAATCGGTGAGCTGCTGGATGGCGACTTTGAGATCATTGATGATCCCTGTTAATTCTTTGGTCTCCTGCTGGTGCAGGGTGCGCTCCGTGTCCAATGACTTAAACATCACAATACAGCATACAATAGGGAAACCGACAGTCGAAATAATGTTTACCAGATCTGTGTATTCCATTTTATTACCTCCCGGGTAATTTATTTTCGTGGTGGGTGAGGAGGCATCATGGGTGGATCAGACCCGGGCCCGCACTTCCGGTGCTAATCTGTGGGCAGCCTCCTCACGTCTGCATCATAACATATTATCATGAAAAAATCAAATTACATTAAATTTTGTCATGGTTTGATCAATTTTAAAAACAGACCCTGGGAGTAGGCATCCTCGAACCAGAGATGATCTGTTATATATTTTATCCAGAGATCACCCCACTTCAGCCGGAACTGCTCCGGGCTGATCTTTCTTGGAGATCCGGAGGAGTGAAGGGAGGCATAATAATCATGACTTCCTTTTATCTTATATACTACCAGCTCCTGGACCTGGATAACCGGAGTGATCGCCTTGAGTGGGTAAGACTTAACCATATGGTCATCGAATCCAAAACTGTTCTGAATTGCCATCTCGGAAAAGTCCGTTTCACCCACCGCGCGATATAGTGCCGTTTTCGCTTTACGCTCTGAAATAGGAGAATGCTGAAGATAAATAAGAGCAATGCCGCGTTTTGGGAGTAACTTGACCTCTTTATCATTCTTAGCCATATCCGCCAGATCTTTGATCACTTTAAGCTCTGTGCATATCGGATTAAAAATGTTGTTGCTGTTAGAGAGCAGCATAGCCTTCACCGGTTTTTCACCATTAAGCTCTCTATTTCGGTTGATGGTCTCATAACCGTTAAAAAACGCGTCCGCCTCACACCTGATCTTGGCAACGTGCTTCTCCGGTACGAACTCGTCATAGATCAGATATTTTACCTGCGCGGCGGAAAAGCCCCTCACCTTGGAGATGGTGGAGAGCGCCATGGTATAACCTATTGGTGTTTGCTCCTCGCCTCGATAAATAGCACCGGTGTGTTTAGTGATGGGTTTTGTGATGATCTCATCCCCCGGGAGAGCCTTGAACGGTGACAGCTCCGGAGCAGTGATCTCGTCCGTCTCTCCCTGGGTCCTTCTCATGAGGATAAAGGGAATGTTTCTTTCCTTTACATATTTAAGAGCGCCATAAGTTTTCCCGGTACCTCTGGCACCGATTACAATAACAAATGGATAATCTAATTCCATAAGATACTCCATATTAACATATCCATTAGGTAAGTATAGTTTTTTCATTGTTATCCTCCATATAGAAAAGGGAGGCGCTGCCGCCTCCCTCACTTCTTACTCGTCTTCTTCCTCGTCCTGGTAGTAGTCCCAGTCAAAGACCGTCACCGTGTAATAAGCCCTCTTCTCCTTCTTGTCGTAGACGTTCTCGATCTTCGCCTTCTTCAGGATGATCTGGGTGCCGTCTTCCATGCGGCTGGCCTTCTTCGCTTTAGGACCAACGAACCGCGCCCACCAGCTGGACCATTTTGCTTTATCGTCCTGGTCCTTGCCTTCATAGGTGCTGAGGCTGGCCTTTGCCACCTTGCCCACCATCTCCGGGGAAAATACTCTTGCTCTTGCCTTCTTGTCGATATCCATCTGTGTACCTCCTTAAGATATCTTATCAAGTTCTTCCTGGACCACTCCAGGAAACCGTTTTAATAAGTCCGCGTACTCCGCTGTGATTCCCAGCGTGTACTCTGACTGGACTAACGCCACATTGGAGGTTAGCTTGATTCCATTATAATACAGATCCTTTGGATTGTCATTATAAACTGCAGCAGTCCCTCCTGCTTTTTTAAATGTGAATCCCTCCTTCATTGCCGGAAGGCCTCCGGCCTCCTCCAGCTCTTCCGCGCCCAGCTTCTTCCCAACACCGGAGATTGTCACGCCCAGTTTGCCATTCTTCCGGAAAGCGTATTTCTTAGCGCCCATGGTCTTGAACTCCTCATAGATGCCCTCGTCCTCAAACACACCCATGTAATGGGTGTTGCCTGCCGGATCCTGAGCATATGCACCATGTTTGATGGAGCGGGCTTTTGCTTCCTCGTTATAGGCCGTGAAATCATGCTCCCCCAGGAACTTTACACTGTCAGTGTCAGCATAGACGAAGTCCTCCCCGGCTATTTTGATGCCCTGTTCCAGGTCCCAGCGCGCCCAGGCCGTGATCCATACACCCCACTGGTAAGCTAAATACGGATTCTTCGTTGATGCTTTTAATTGCTTCTCAAGGTCCGCTTCCTCCGATAGCAGCACTTCGTTGCTCTCCTCGTCAAAGATCAGCTCCGGACGGATGAGCGCCATGACCATCATACCATAAACCGCATTGACCATCTCTTTGGAATGCATATACTCAAGCTCTTCACCTTCCACGCCTTTTAAGCTGGTCTTCTTCTCATATAATGCTTTGACCGTGTCGGTTATCTGGCGCGGGAGTCTTCCATAACGAGCGGTCCAGGCCTTCAGGATCCGGATCTCCGCATCATATTCTTCCTTAATAATATTATAGTCTACATCCGTAACAGCTATGATGAGATGATCAGCAGACAGCACTCTGCCATTATCGAAGTCCCCGCCGGTAAGCTCTTTGCATTTGTCACGAGGGATGTATGGAACCGGCCAGAACGGATCCTTAAGATGGATATCCCGCATCTCCAGGATCATGAGGACGGCTTTTCCTTCCTGCATGGACTTCTCCACCTTGTCCGGTGTTGGTGCTATGAGCGGTTTAAAAGCTGTCATAGGGAAGAAGCGGTTACAGATCTCGTCCGGATAGCTGGAGGACCTGTCCCAGGAGCGCACCCCGCGCAGGATCTTCCCGGACATCAATCTGTTTGCATGAGTGTTGCCGCCACGGAAAGCCCAGTGCAGGACCTCATATAATATGAGACTTGGCTGGATGGCTTTTAATAATGGATTGTTCCACCTCCGCATCTTCTCTTTGATGATCCGCCGGACATAACCTGTGGAGGTGAGCGGGATGGTGTAAAGACTGTCCCTGTCCCGCTCCATCTCTTTGGTGATCGCGGAGACGAGACAGGTGACATCATTGATACAATATGCCTCCTCCTCCGGCGTAAGCGGGGTCCAGGGATATCTTACTATGGAGTAATCCAGATCGCCCTCCAGCTTCTGATATTCGGCCCGCATATCCCTGGCGAACTGCGCCAGGCTCTTGTTGGTCTGAAGGTATGAACATCTCAGCTCTATGGATCCTTCATGCATGGTGCATTTCAGGATCTTCCGGGTATCCAGGGCAAAGATCTCATCCGTCCTGAACTTATAAACGCCCTTCAGGAACTGGAACTCATAACTCAGGTTGTGATCGTAGATCACCAGCCGGTTATCACCTACTATGGAGGAGAGCTGATCCATGAAGGAAAGCCACTGCTCCCAGGTCCTTCCCAGTACGACATATTCATTATTGAATGACATCTGCCAATGATAGAGGAACGCGTGAGGCTCACCATTCACCATGACCGTGCTGGTCTCAATATCGAAGGCGCAGCAGCAGTCCCAGATCTTTCTTTTATTCCGCCCGGACGGATTGCCCTGGGGACGCGTTGCCGGTCCGAGACCGGCGAACCAATCCGTATCAAACTCGCGCCAGTCTCTTATGATCTCCATTATGAGAGCTTCCTCCAATTCTTCTGAGTTAATACCTTATCCGGATCCTGGATGAGTCTCCGCAGCCGGTTATAGCTGGCCTCACCTTCTGATCCATCTTTTCTCTTCTTCGGTGGAGCCGTATCCAGGAGACGGTCCAGCGCGATGCCGCGAGCGGCAGCATTAGCAAACGCCTGGATCAGTCTCTTTTCGGATCCTGAGTCAAAACGATAATTTCCCAGCTTGGTACGCGCGGCATCCACCGCGTCCATGATCGTCTTAAAATCCTTGGTGACATCCACCCGGCGGCCATTGATCTTTATATTGGAAAAGTTAACACCACGCGCCTCCAGCGCTTCGATCACGCGAGCCTCCAGCGCCCTCCTGCCGCTGATGCTGGATAATGGAGACTGGTATGCCTCAGCCGCTAAAATCAAGGCCTGCCTCGCCTTGCCTACGTTGCCCTGCTTCAGGAGTGCTGCCGGTGGTACGTTCTTAAGGAAGTTATAGCCGGCTGGCGGTTCGTCCGCCTTCATGCGCTTCTGAGCCAGCCGGTAGGCATCCAGGACCCTCTTCCGGATCTGGCCGTATTCCTTGACCAGCGCCTCAATAGGCTCTGACTTGAGCTGGTATGTGTTGTACTCATCATATGGCCGTGGGAGGCCCTTGCGCTGGAACTTGCTCATCTGACCACCTCCGCTAAAACAGGATCAGCATCAGGAGCCGGGTACCGATAGATCCGGCATGAGCATGGAGGATAATCCTCCAGGAGGATCCGGCATTTATGCCGGGCCTCCTCAATGCTCTCTGTCCATCCGGATCCGACACGCCAGCCCTCCGGGGACATGACCACGTACTCATAAAGCGTCTTCATTTTAACAGCACCTCCTTGATGCAGTCCCAGTGGACGTATACTTCCCGCTTCGCGTGAGTCCTCCAATACTCAAACGGCCCCAGAGGGTCCAGCGGCCTGCCGCAGATATCACAGCAGATATGTTCCTTCGAGATCTTGGACCGGAGCCGGTCCCGGTTCACCGTTTCAAAGCCCTTCTTCATCTCATCACCCCCAGTGTGGCAGGGATGCTGAGGACCACAACGGCCCCCAGCACGAGCAGGATCCTAATGATCAGCGTACAGATTCTTTGTTTCATTTTCTACCTCCAGAATATCATTGATGATCTTGTCCATATTGATAACGTAAATTTCATCATACAGCCGGATGGCCAGTGAGGATCCGAACAGATCATGGGTGACATATACATCCGGAGCCATCCGCTGCCTCCTGACCTCGTGATCCTCGGTGCTGTAGATCCGGACCGTGTCCGGCTTGTATAACTCATTGACAATGGTGGACGGGAAACCGTTCCTGGTATTGTGATTGATCATTTATCTTCCCTCCATTCCGCTCATGCGCTTGTACTCCCGGAGAGCCGCTTCCGGATCATCCTTGATGATGGACCGGAGCTGCTCCGCTCTGGTCTTCTTCCCGGCCTTCCTGAGCGCGTCCAGATAGAAGTAGTGCTCATCCTGGATCCGCTCAAAGGCTTTCGCGCGGGTGGTCACCCACTCTCCAGCCTCATAGATAACTCCGGTGACCTCATCAAATACGTAATAGTACCATTTCTTTGGTTCCTGTTTCATGTTGTTCCTCCTGTGCTTAAAATAGATATAGGTAACATCTTAATTTTAGCAGACCTGGCGGGTGCTGAACAGATACCAGTGAGATCTACTTTGTAATGGTTGATGGTGCAAAGTATGACAATGTGTAATGATACATGGTGCTCTGTATATTGTATACAAGGCATGTGCGAGTGGGGAACCGTGCGGGGAGGTATTATGTTATGTAACCAC